GCTTCCATCGCGTTGATAGGCTTGCTCATTTCGGCAAACGTGCCTCGTGCGTTGCCATACAGCGGGGAGATTTGCGCTAACTCGTCGGCCAGCTTGTCCCGCATGCTCATCACAGCGGAGCTAGCATTGCGCCCCATTGCGGATTTAGCTGCCGGGTTAAGCGCATCATCTAGCGCAAGCTTGATGTAGTGCAGCCCTTGCAGTGATTGCAATGGATCGTCCAGCGCTACACCATTGTTTGCAGCTAGCTTCTTGGCATCCTGAACCGCTTGCGCAAACATCGGCCTTTTGGCTAGCTCGCGCAGTCCTGGCGTGGCGAGGTCTTCCGGCGCTCCCGACAGGCCAACGCCAGCAAAAGGCGCGCGGGTCTGCTGAGCTTCTCGCGCAAGGCTTCGGCGCATCGCATCAGCGGTGAATGCTTGTCCGTACAGCGCGTTAGCAGCGCCCTCCCTCTCTGCCGCTGCCGAGCTGATTGCGGTGGCATCACCTGCAGCCTCATCGAAGAGTGCATTGCGAGCCGCGGCATTTGCCGCCTCACGCTCCGCAAACGCATTCGGCCTGAGATCGCGCGCCCCACGCTGCAGCGTTGCGATGCCAGCGTTGCCGGTTGCTTCGGCTAGTGTCGGCTGTGAGCCTGGCACGAGTTCGGCGGCGCTGACCTGCATCGGGCCGCCCTCGCCAAACTTGCTGATGATCTTCGCTGCAATCGCCTCCTGTCCGGCATCAGTGAACGGCTGCACCAGTGACTTTGCAGCCCCGCCAGCGTATCGCGCCGCCTTGCCGACTCCAGCGAGGGCAGGAGGAAGCGCGCCGCTAATCAGTGCACCCTTGCCGGCGCTCTCGGGGTCGATCAGCGCAGCCGATGCGCCACCCGTAATAGCCCCGCCAACCATCCGCGTCCCCATATCAGCAGCACGCGCAGCCAGTGGCGCGGCAGACGTTACCCCGGAGCCCGTTTTCATGCCGGCCGATTCCACAGCGGTAGCTAGCCGGCCGAGTTGGGGGGCGGCAGCAGCAAGCCGTGGAAGTGCCGCCACTGCGCGCACCCCTTGCCCGATTGCACCACCAACGGGAAGCGTGGAAGCGATATTGCCACCCACCCGCCCGACTTTAAACGCGGTCGAGTCCTTATTCTGTTCGGTCAGCGCCTCAAAGTCGGCATTGCGGGTTCGGTTCCACTGCGCGACCGTTGGCGAGACGGCCGCAAGCGGGGCCGTCACTACATTGAGAACCGTGTTGCCGAGGTCAGAGACGCCCAGTGCCGCGCCTGCCAGGGATCGCTTAAACGTGCTGTCGCCACCGGACGGGCCGGGCTTCTGCGGGGCGCGCGAGGCGCTTGCCTGCTCGGCCTCTAGGCGTGCGCGGAACTCGAATTCTTCCTGTTCGGTCATTTGTTCTGGCTCCGTTTCCATGCCTGATAGCGGCGTTCTTTTTCAGCGTCCGAATATGGCTGCGCGGCAGTGTCCTTCTTCGGCAAGTCCTTGACCGGGGTAATTGAAGCGCGCTGTTTTTCAGGCACCTCAGCAAGAACCCCCTTGATTGCCAGTTCCCGGTTGCGGGCCTTTTGCTCGATCACCTTCGCGCTGTCGCCAATCTGCGGGAAGTACTGTTTGTCGCCCGTTTCGAACTCACCAGGAGAGATCGCCGCACCCGATTCGCGGCGCAGGGTCGCTGTCAGGAAGTCGCGTTTGGCCTGATCGAGCATCTGGTGGCCGTCGCTCGAAGCCGCATTGATGAGCCCGCCGATAAGTGGAGCACGGGAGCCGAGCACGGAGGCATTCGTTCCTTCCGAGGCCAACTGCGCCATGATCTTGTGCGACTCCTGCATGCGCGTACCGAACAGCAGCGCCTTGCTCTGCCCCTCGGTTAGCGGCTTGGTGACGCCTGCGAGGCGCTGGCCATCCGGCCCGATGATGACTTTCCCGCCCCCGGTCTTAGTGTTGACCAGCAGCGGGCCATCATCAGACTGCACAACTTGGTTGCGGCCTGCTTCGGTGGCCTCGCGTGCGCGAGAATCGACACGCAACGAATTGCGTTCCTGCTGCGCAACGCTGGCAACTGAATCAGGCGATTGCGTGTTCCTGATTGTGTTGACCGGGAGCCCGGTGAATGGATCAAGCGCCACGGTGCTGCCGCCAGTGTTCTGGAAGTTGAGCTTTTCAAGGTCGGGCGCGTAGCCGTCGAGCACTTGCGGCGGGCGCCCATCCTCGAAGGTTTGCACCATGACGCGCTTGCCTCCGACCGTCATTGCCTTTACGTCCTTGACCTTCGGGCGCAACTTCTGCGCCATCTCGTAGTATTCCTTGGCGTCGGTGCCATACCCAGCCAACGACAACTTGTCGCCGAATCCCATGTATTTCTGGAACAAGTCAGCCTGGCTCGCTTGCGTGACGGGTTGCACTGCTGGAGTCGGCGCTTCTGGCTGCGCGACCTGCCCCGGCTCGCTCATCTGAGGCAAACTTGACAGCGGGCGCCCAAGATTCGGCCCCGGCGACGCTTGAGGGGCTGCGTCGAGTGCGATCATATCGGTGGACGTGGTCGGTGTAGACTGACCAAGCCTCGGGAGGGATGATACGGGCGCGAGCGCCGCCCCTCCTGCGTCAGACAGAATACTTTGGATGCGCTTTGGCTTGTCCAGCTTATCCTGCGTCGCCGTGGTTTCCAGTTGAATCTGCTTCATCTGCGCATCGCGCAACTGCTGTTGCTGCTGCTGCGCTAGCGAACCCTGATAACCAGCCGCGCCCGTTTGCAGCCCCTGCCCGAGAATCTGCCCGAAGTTCCCACGCCCGCCGAGCATGGCCGCGCCGAACTGCAGCAGCCCCTGCCGCATGGCTGCGTTCTTGGCCGGGTCTTCCGGCAACCAGCTTGGAAAATCCATCATTCCCCCTTAGCCCATCAGGCCACGTTGGCGCATCTTCTGTTCTTGCAGCAGTTGCAGGAACTGGTTTGCTTGCGGCGAGCCTTGCTGCGGCGCGATTGGCGTGGCCTGCCCTTGGAAGATCGGCTGCGCCATTGGTGCCGGTCGTGGTGGCGCGTTTCCGCCCATTGCCCCACTGACGGCGTTATAGGCATAAGCTGCCTTCCCGGCGTCTTTCGCATAACCGCCAGCCTGCGCGAGCAGTCCCGGCGTTGGCGTTGCTGCCGCTGCGGCGTTCGCTTCAGCCAATGCCGCAGGCGATCCGTAATCGAGCGTCGTACCTGACAGAACACCCGCCAGTTGATTTGAGCTACCCATGATTGACGGCGTTACGTACGCGGTTGCCGATGGTGCCGCCGCGCCTACCGCACCAGCTCCCGCCTCTGCGCCCGCAGTCCCGGCTACCCCCGCGCCCGCTGCCTCAGTCGCACCTGCAGCGCCTGCCTCAGCCGCACCTGTACCAACCGCACCCGCTGCCGCGCCCTCGCCGCTACCCAGCAAACCGGGCAGTAGCCCCGCCCCTGCTCCACCCGTCGCCGCCAGCAAGCCCGCCGCCGCCGCACCACCCAATGCCAATTTCCACCAGTTGTTCATGTGATCCCCTTATTTGCCGAGCAGGCCATAGAGCGCTGCCGCGCCGCCTGCCACTTGTGCGTATGGATTGGCGCCCGGTGCCGTCTGGGTCGTGGTGCCACCGCCGCCCACCGCGCCCCGGATCGTGTTGCCGAGTACGTCGAGCGATTTGTACGGCGCTGCCGCGTTCTCGTTGAACAGGTTCATTTGATCGGTCAAGCGCTGCTGGTCGTAGCCGTATTGCGTCGCCCCTGCACTCATCAGTTGCGCGGCGTCGTTGTATGGTTGCGCGCCGTAGGTCAATGCCGTGTTTTGTGCGCCGATCTGGTTTTGGCGCTCGGTGCCGTAGTCCTGATACCGCATCTGCGTGGCCACGTCGCCCAAACCCTTGGCTAACTCATGCTGTGCGCCCTGCTGCGCCTGCTGCCATGCCGAGCCGCCAAACGCCCCCGCGCGGGCAAAGGTCGCGTCGTTGCCGTTGACTGCGCCTTGGTAGTTGCGCGTTACGTCCTGGCTAGCTTTATCAATCGCCGCGCCAAGGTAGGGATTGCCCGCGCTGAGGTATTTTCCGCTTAGCGTGTCCTGCACGTTCTGCTGGCCCGCGTTGACGACCGCCGAACCGTTCTGCGCACGCTGCTGGATCATGTTCATCCCGGCAGTCTGCGCGCCGTTCAGGTTTGCGGTGCGCTGGCCCTGATAGACCGCCATCGGGTTATTCGACAGCGCCGCCCCCCGCGCAAGCAGGTCTTGCGAATAAGGCTGCGCCCATGCGGGTAGTTCGGTTGTCGTAGTGGTGTGGTCTGGATTGCCGCCGCCGCTCATAGCGTGCTCCTTACAGGGTGAATTCGTAGCTGATTTGCTTTTGCTGGAAGCCCAGCCGCTTTGCTGCCAATTGCCATTCGTCGCGCGCCGAACTAAAGCTGATCTTGTCTGCCCCGGCGTTCTTCGCTACCGCCTGGATGTCGGGCCAGAAACGGCGCATCAGTGGTTCACGGCTGGCCGAGTGCGCGGCCCATACTTCGAGCTTCGCGCCGTGGAAGGTAGGAACGAAGCGCAGGACGACGAAGCCGAGGTAATCGCCGTTCTCGTCCTCGCCCACGTAGAGCGCCGCGCCGCCGCTCTTGATGCTCATGTAGACATCCTCGGGGAGCCAGTCGTCGGTTGTGTGCTGCTTTACTTCCAGCAGGCCGGCGCGCACCCGCTCCCACTCGAAACCGATGTCTTTAGGCGGGATCGGGCGCAGCATCAATGCCCCGTTAAAGCGCGCGTTTCAACGAACGTCAGCGGAGCAGCGACACACAGCCATCCGGTGATGACGTACTTGCTGCCCGCTGCCCCCAGTTCAGCCGGTGCGATGTTCCGCACGAAGTCGCCCACGGCATACTTGCCCTCGGTCGGGGCGACCGTCGCCGCGTTGGTCGCGCCCTGGATCATCCCTTCGGATGTGGCGTTGACCTGCGTGGATACGTCGCGGAACAGTTCATACAGGCGCTGTTTCAACGAGCGCATATCGTCGGTTTGCGGTAGGCGCGGATCGGTGTTGAGCCTCATTCGGTGCCGTCCATGGTCAGGGCCGGATTAATCCCGGTAATCTCGAAGTCGCCCGCCATTTCCAGCTTGACGCGGTGTTGGCGCGCGGAGCCGTCTGCCTCGTATCGGTTGCCGATCAGGGGCTCAGTGCTGCGAACGTCGAGCGCATCGTCCGCATAGTCGCGCGTGTAGTGCGTCATCGAGGACGACGAAGGCCGGGTCGTAAAGTGCGGGTAGACGGTCGAGAGGGTCGAGTACTGCACATCGTCGCCAATGTCGCCGGTCGTGAGTGAGGCAGTGGCGCACGCCCCGCCTACCATCTTCAATTTCAGGTCAGAGCCAATGACCCCCATGACCCCGCCGTCAGTGTCGAAGGCCATCGAGTCAAGCGGCACATCGGGCATTGTGGCGAAGGTCGTAACCGGGCCCGGTGGCCAGTTGTCGAAGGTCGTCTCTGATCCCATGTACAGCATCACAGTCTGGACCGGCATCGACACCTTGCCCCAGCGGTCGTTGTTCAGGTTGTAGACCAGTGCATCGGTTAGCTCGCCATTGCTGCCTGGCGTCGGGTAGAACCACCAGCACAGGTTTTTGAACTGGTCGAAGTACGAGCGGATTTTGTAGCGGTAAGTCGAATCCGAGTGCGCAAAGAACCACTCTTTAACCAGCGCACCGATGGGACGCGGCTTGCTGCCGTCGAAAATCCAAAAGTCATCGCGTCCAATGAACACGTGAGCCGTGCCGGTGTCGATCACGGCTTCATGGCACAGCGCGCCGACATTGGATGAGATCAGGTCGAACGCCCACACGACAGGCGGGCCAACATAGCGCCCGAGGTAGACGGAGCGCTCCTTGTACACGGCTACGTCTTTGCCGAGGCGTCGCGCGGAGCGGATATCGCCAGCCGTCTCCAGCAGCCGCCCGTTGGCAGCCTGCGTGCCCGGTCCCGGCGTCCACGTCGCATAGTCGTAGATGCCCGAACATGCCCACGAGTCCGCGAAATCGCCGCCCACCAGCGAGGAATTCAGGCCGAAGGCCAGCACGAAGCCGGACGCTGTTTCAATGATGCGCGCCTTGGGAGCGGTCGGAATGTCCGAGAAACTCACGCCCGAGGCGGTCGAAATCTGGATTGGCTCGGTTTCGTTGCAGGCCAGCGAAGCATTACCGAACTGCGCAAACCGCCAGCGGTTCTCAGTCGAGCCGGTGTACCCGCCAGAGCGGGAACGGTTGACGTAGCTGGTGCCGATCAACTCAAACAGTTGCGTACGCGTGCCAACGAACACCCGGCGCAGTTGGTCGAGGCGGTTCAGGACTGCGCCGCCAATGCTACGTGCCGGCAGCGCGTCAATGCCCACGTCAAGCGGCGTCGGGGCGCCAGCCATGCCGCGCAGGGTCGGGATCAGGTTGTTACAGTCGGTCAGCGCCCCCGGCGTCACCGGGTCCACATCAGGCGCAAAGCCGATAAATGGGACCATTGGCATTAGTGCGCCCCCGGAATGGTCAGCACGGAGCCGCTATGGCGCATGGCCTTGTCGGCGTCGATCAATGCTGCGAGCTGCGCCGAGTACAGGCGAACCGCAGTCGGGATGCGCGCGTCGTCCTTGATGTGCGCGTAGGCTTCGATTAGCGCCGAATATAGGTAGATCGACGGGTGATTGGTCAGCAGCCAATTCGTGTCCGTGTCGGCCACCAGCGCGGGGAAGCGCTTGTAGTAGGCGAGCTTGAACACCGGAGGCGTGCCGCCGTTGATCGCAATGCCGCCGTCCTGGAACGTGTAGACGCGCGGGTTAGTGTCGATGATGTCGGCGAACTGCTCGGGCGTGACGTAGCTCAGCGCATGCGGATAGCCTGGCACGGTCAAGCGCTGCATTTCGAGGAAGCCGACAGGCAGCGTGGCGATCGTGCCGGTTTCGATGGCCTGCATCGATAGCAGGCGCAGCGGGTCGAGGCGCGCGCCCGTATCCGGGTCATTCATGCCGTAATACATGCGGCCTTCGCCCAGCGTGACGAAGTCGGGAATGATCGCGCTCAGGTTGTTACGCCCGAGGCGCTTGGCTATCGCGGTTTTCAGTTCGCCGTAGTTCACATACGCCCCTGGTGGATGCGGCACTTACCATGCTCAGACAGGAAGCGGTCAAGCATCTTGTGATCGTTTGCCACCACTTCCCACGTGGTCCCGCGCTCCATCGCCCATGCGTTGAGCAAGTCAATCGGGATCGATGCTGCGAAATGGTCGCCATCCGGCGTCTTGGTCATGCCAGCGCTGCGCATTTGCTCATTGCGGCGCAAGGCTCCCGAAACATCGGTTGATTGCATAATCACGCCTGTTCCATCGCCATACTCATTCATGGTCAAGCGGCTGGTTGCGGTCGCGTCGAGAATGTTGGACATAATAGGAGGGGAAATTAGGAGGGAACGGGGAAGCCGAGCGGCCTCCCCGGTACTACTTCACGCGATTACTGCAGGTCGAGGACCGCGCCGTGCGCTTTCGGGTTGTAGTCGCGCAGGGTGAATTCGCAATTCACCAGCACGTCTTTGGTGTCGCCCGTGACGCCCAGCGGGGTATCCTTCATCTGGCGCAGGATTGCCAGCTCCAGGAATTCCGGGTTGATGAAGGCGATTTCACGCTGGCGCATGTGACGGGCGTTGACCGTTTTGACGCGACCGAACGGGCCGATATAGATTTCCAGCGTCGCGGTCAAGGTCTTGTCCTCGGCCTTGTCGAAGCGGGTCGTGCCGGCCAGGATTGCATCGAACGCGGTGCGCTGGCTCGACGGGAACAGGCCATACATGGTTTCCATGTCGGCGCCGTTGTCGAACAGGCTTTGCAGCACGGTTTTCATCAGCGCTTCGGAGAACGCGCGGGCAGTTCCGTCAACAGCGGCGGTGTTTGTCAGCGGGTTAGCAGCAGCGCCACCAACGCCGAACGACACGTTATCGCTCATGAAGCCGAAAATCCCGCGCGCTTGCGGTGCCACGCCAGCCGAAGCAGCCACTGCGGTCGTGTTTTGCAGGATGGCGAACTCGATGTCCTTCTTGAGTTCCACCATGGTCTTGGCGAGCTGGCGGTTGTATTCCGACTTGCCGCCTGCCTTCTCGACCTCTTCCTGCGTGCCGGTGACTCCAAACACGTCCTCGACGATCTGCGTGCGGTTGCCGTAACGCAGCGGGGGGACGCGAGCAGCGCGGCTCGACTGGTTGCCCTGCTCGACCTTGTTTGCCTTGGCAGCGCGGTAAGCGTCGGTGCTCCACTCATCGAACACGCCTTGAGCTTTGCCCTTGCCGATCAGTTTGATGGTCGGGGTTTCCGAAACGCTGACGTTCCAGATTTTGTTCATCAACTGTTCACGGTTGATGGTGCTGTTGAAAGTTGCGTAGGTGTTGGCAATCTGTGCCATGATTTAACCTTTCTTGGATGCCATCCCGAGCAATGCAGCAAAGTCCTTGACGCTGCCGGTTTGCTCCAGACGACGAGTTTGAGTTTCGAGATTTCGCTGCGCGGCAGGCTTGCTGGCCGGCGCCGCTTTCGCTGCCTTCGTTGGCAGGGCGGCGACAGTCTTCACTGCCTGCTTGGTCTTCGCTTGCATCGAGCGGTATTGCGCCGCTTCCCACAGAACTTGCATCATGCGGCCATCGGTGACGGTCGCCAGTTCCTCGGGCTTGAAGCCGACTTTCGTGCCGTATTCCTTCATTTCGCCCAGGTGCTGAGCGCTGAAATTCGGGATTACTTTGGCTAGATGCTCGCGGGCCTGCTCGGTGCGCTGCGCAAACTCTTGCGCTTGCATCGCGCCGAACTGTTGCTGTTTCTGCCCGATTGCCGTAACGACATCGCCACGCTTTACGCGCAAGTCGTGGTACTCGGCCATATGGACGCCATACGAGACGGGATCAGTGTCGCGCAAGGTTTGCCAATCGACCTTTTGATACTCCTGCAGTTGTGCGTCGATGTTCGTCAGTTGGCCAATTTCCTGGCTCATCTGCTGAACTTCGGCAAACTGCTGCATGATGTGCTGTTGCGCTGCCTGACGCTCGTTGGCCAAGGCTTGGGTTTTCTGCGTATAGTCTTGCTGCCGCAAATAGCCGTTTTTTGCCTCGTCCTTCGATACCGCTACTTTCTCGCCGTTGATTTCCAGCTCTAGAAACGCTTCGGTCGAGTCCTTTTCGGGTTGCTCGTCCTGCCCTTCGGTTTCTTCCTCGGCGCTTTCCTGCTCGCCTTCGGCCTCGTCCTGTTGAGCGGCTTCCTCACTGTTTTCCTGTTCGGCTTCGTCGTTTTGCGGGTCCGATTGCTCGGTTTGTCCGTTGTCGTCGCTGCCGCCCAGCATTTCCGCGAGATTGTCAGTAGTCAGGGATTCGCTATGCCCGCCGCCGTCGCCGTCGATGATGTACATCGGCAGCGCAAAGGCCAGCAGGTATTTCAGCAACTTACTCATGAACATTGGTTATTTCTCCGTGAGGTGTGAGTCCGAAACGGTTGTTCCTAAACTCGCGGGGCAGCGCTCAAGCGGCGCGCTGCTGGCCGTACAAATTAGATGGTCGTGCCGTCCGACAGCAGAGCGGCGATGTGCTCGCCTCTCACCAGTCGGATACCGGCAAACGTGCCTTGATGGATCGCCCCGTCAACTGCGTCCGGGTGCGTGACCTGGCATACCGGCAGCGGCTGCGCTTTCAGTTCGATGCGCGCGAGGTAGTCAGCCAGCGATTCAGCGGCGACAGGTTCGGCGACGGGGTGTGCTTTAGTGCGTGCCATTGATGCGATTCCTTGCAGCCTCCGCGCGAATATGCGCGTTGTCGGCCAGTAGTTCGTTCTTGGCGAAGTGGCCACCGGCAATCGTGACCTCGAAAATTGACTTGAATTGGCGAGCAGCCCACAAGAGCCGCTTGAGTTCTTCGGCCTGCGCCTTGTTCTCTACCGCCAGATCGGCCCACTGCTCGACAATGGCCCCTTCGATCTGCGCAAACGCGGCCTTGATATCCGAATCTTCGAGCAGTAATTTTGCCCGTTCACCAGCGTTAATTTGGTCTTGAAGGCTCATAGCCGTATTTTATCCTAAAAGCAATAGTTCTACGTCATGCTCGTCGGAAATTTCCTCAAGCATGGCTTGGTGTTGCAACCACGCGTCAACCTGAGCGCGCAAGGCGTCGTAAGCTGATGGGGGCAAGGGCTGCATAGCCTTGACCGGCGTCCAGTTGGCGAACGCTGGCGCGGTCTTTTGGTAGACAAGCTGAGCGATGATCGGCGCGACTTCTTCGGCTTGGGGCAGGTCGGGCAGCAGTTGCAGCGCTTCGGCCTCGATGGCTTTCTTGCGTGCTTTCTTCTGCGCTTTGGTCGGCTTCTTGTCGGCCCGGTCGAACTGGTCGGCAAAGGCGCGGACCTCGCGCATGGAGCCTGCGCCGCCGCCACTCGCTCCGCTATCGTTACTCGGCAAGCTCACTTTCTGGGTCACGCTCGGTGCGTAGCCAGTGACCGTGAGCGCACGAGTCTGCAGGGTGATGCTTGTCGGCGTCGGCACGGTCTGCGCCACGGTCGGCGCATAGCCAGTAATCGCCAGCGCGCGGGTTTGCAGCGCGATATTCGTCGGCGTCGGCGTGACTTGGGCGACAGTCGGCGCGTAGCCTGTTACAGCGAGCGTTGCAGCGCCAGGCGTCAGGGTGACTCCCGTTGCAGCCGCCGCCACTTCCCATGCGCCGATGTCATAGGCCGAGCCTTGCGGACGCGCGGTGCCGCTGATGTCCACAGCCAGGCCCGCAGCCGTGCCAGCGTCGATCAGCGCCGAACCGGCCTTGGTGCGGTAGTCGGTGCCCGGCGCTTCAAACAGGCTGGCCAGCGCCTGCGCCGTTTTCGAGTTTGCGCCGGGGGCAGTTGCATCGGTCGAAGCATTGTTCGAGCAGTTCGCCGCAGTCAGGCCGGTAAAGCAGGTCGTAAAGTTCGCCGCGACCGTGTTGCGGATTTCAGTTGTCGAAGTACCTTGAACGCCAGTAGTGCCAGCAGTACCAGTCTTAACGACCGTGCAACCAATCAGCTTTGCGCCCGCTCCGAAAAATTGGAGCGTCGTGCCCGTACCGGTATTCACAAGCACGATGTTTTGTACGGTCGAGTTATTACCGTCCAGGCGCATTGCTGACGCAAATGAGCCCGGCGCCTCACAGATGCAATTCTTAATCGTGACGTTGGCCGGCGCGTTGACTTGCCCGTATACGGTGCGACCGTTGTTCTGGTGCGCGATCTGCAATCCGTCCAGGGTGACGTTCGGGACTTGGATTTCAATCGCCGAGTTGTACCCGCTCGTGCCCCGGATCGCTACACCATTGGCGGCGCTGTAACGAAGTGCGTTCGTTCTTACGTTCGGATTGTCACGGAACGACTGCCCGGCCGCCGCGCGCAAGGTGATGCCGTGGGTCGCGTCGGTCGTCGTACCCGCGATGAGCAGCGGGACTCCAACAACAAATTCACTGTCCTTGTAGACCTCGCCAACGTAGTCATTACCCGCCGCGACGGCGCTAACTGGTAGCGCATCCTCCCACGCCTGCAGCGTCGAATAGTTGCGGCTCGAGGTGCCGATGCTGGAAGTTATGGTTGCCATTTAGCGCCGCGCCTTTTTCTGTTTGATGCTGGCCAGCGTGACCTGTGAGGGGACCGCGAAGAACGCCTGCGCGCGGGTGTCATCGGCAAGATATGCCTTCAAGGCGGCGGGCAGGATCGCGGCGTCAAGGTTCAGGTTGAAGCCGCGCCGCTGCAACAGTGGATTGTCAACGTCAGCCTCGGAGACAGGCAGTTCGGGTGTGAGCAGCGCGGACGCCTCCGACTCGCTGACGGATGGCCATTTGAAGATGCGCCATTGAGGATCGCTGCGCTCGATATCTGACCATCCCCAGCCATCGGGAACGACGATGATCACATCGCCGCGCTTGGTCAATTTGGCGTCCTGCGCCGGGTCTGCGCTCGACTTGCTGACGACACGAACGAGCAGTTCGGCCATTATTGGTAAGCCTCCGCCCAGCCGGTTACGTCCTGTACGATGTCGCCCTGCGGCTCCCGGTGCGAGTAGACGCACCAGAACACGGTGTCATCCTCCAGCGCGGTGATTTCGTGCTCGACGCCAGCCACGATCAGGCAATGGGCGGGCGCGACCAGATCGACTGTGTCTACTGCCCCATCGGTTCGCGTGCGCCTGACGCGAATCGAACCTTTGAACGCAATAGTCGTGTGATCGAAAGCGTGAGCGTGCCCCTGCACCTGGTCGCCGGCTTTAGCCAGAGTGTTCGGCCGAATGAAGATGTTACCGCTTGCCCATTCCATACTTAGCCTACCGTCAGAAGGCCAGCCGCATTCGGCGTGATCGTCAACGGAGAAGTGGCGGGGGTCGTCACCGGAACATCAACGTTGGTCGAGTCGCCAAGGAAGTGACCGACAATGGGATTGACCTTGCCGTTCAGCGTGCCCGCGTAATAGATCACGCCGCGCCGCCATGCCTGGAAGCCTGCGCCGAGTCCAGTCCAGCTCACCGGATTGCAGGTGAACTTCACCACGCCGCCCGTCTGAGTCAGCGATACGCCAGTCAGCGCCGCGCCGCCAGTCGTGTACCCATTCGCGCCCGTCACCTCGTTGTCGCCCATATCGGCCAGCACTTCGTCCGTCGCATTGTTCGGCGTCCAGAACGGGCCAAACAGCGCGAGCTTGAAGTTCGCAGCATTAGCGCCGAGCAGATCGGTCGCGTTGACAAAGTTCAGCCTGGCCTTGTCGGGAATGATGAGTGGTCCAGCGGCCATTTAGCCCTCCTGTTGAATTTGCGGGAATACCTTGACGGTGTGCGATGCCTTGCCATCCGGCCCGCGCACGATGTGGGTTTGCGCCATGGCGTGCTGGTCGAGCTTGTGATGCAAGGCGGTGATGAGGTCGAGCGCGTGCGGCGTGCCGTTTTCTACCTGCGCGTTGCCTTCTTGATGCATGCGGCTCCTGAGCTCGATGTCCTTGAGGCCGAGTTCGATCTCCTTGATGCGGACCTCTTTCTCTTTCAATTTCAGGTCGATCAGTTTCAATTCCGAGCTTGCCTTGAGTTCGGCTGCGGCCTGCTGCGCCTTGATATCGGCATCGCGCGCCTTGCCTGCCTGGCGCTTATCCTCAAGCTCCAGTTCCATGCGGGCCAGCATCTGCTCAGGCGACTCCTGCGGCGGCTTCGGTGGCGTCTTGGCCGGATCGGTCAGCAGCTTGGTTGCGCCGCCCTGGATGCCGCCAGCCTTGAGCAGCATTTCGCCCAGCGCGTAGACGTTTGAAGGTGTCACCACGCCCAGCGGTGCGGCCTGCTGGAAGTACGCGCCCATCATCGTCAGGAACTGCACCGTTTGCGTCTTGTCGCCAGTGCCGAGGCCAACATTGATATTCACGTCCATTTCGCTGGACCACTCGCGCGGGTCATACTCGACCCACTCATTGCGCAGTCGAATGGTCGTGGGCTTGTCCTGATACTGGCAAGTCAGGCCCAAAACGCGCTTGAACAGGTCTTTAGCGCCGGTCTCAGCGAATACCCGCAGCATCATCTTTTCGCGCCGCTGGTCGCGCGTGGATGCGATCTGTGCGCCGGTCGCGGTCTTGTTCAGGCTGTCGGCGTCCAAGCCTTGATTGAGGCGCGACACGCCGATGCGCTCTTCGCGCATGTTGTTGACTAGCTCGATACCCTGCAGGGATTCATTGGCAACGAGCGTGGTTTGCAGCGGGCCGGCGTCGCCAACGCTCTTCATGCGGATCACGCGCCCAATGCGGTTGCTCAGCAGGTCGTCAAGATTTACCTTGCCTTCAAGCGCGTAAGTGGTCGGGTTGTTGGCGATGTAGAGTGAGTCGAGGTATTGGCGCGTGAGGCTCGTCTTGGTGTCCTGCAGCGGCACGACAGGATCAGCCAGCGCCATACCTACGATCCGGTGCGGCAGCAGGATTGGCGACCACAACGAGTATTCGTGGCCTTCGACTTCCTCATTTTCGAGAATGTCATTGCCAGCCATGAACACCCGGCGCCATTCCGCGATACCGTCGCCGTCATAGTCCGCGCGCACGAAGCCGAAGAACATCGCCACAGGCTGCAAAGCTTGGTCGGCTGGATCGTCGACGCCTTGCACAAGCATATCCATACGCTCGCGCATCAGTTGCGAGCCTTGCGCGTCGTAGTCCGACAGGTTGGCCACGCGGTCCTGATCGAATCCCATGCTGACCAGATCGGAGCGGGTGTATTCGCGCAGTTCGCCAATAATGGTCAGGTCGGCCGACTTCTTGGCGCGACGCGACAGGATGAAGCTCTCGGGCGGCACGTTGTCGATACAGACGCCGCGCGGGCCTTTGTCGATCTGCACCTCAATCGTGTGCAGCATCTGCGGCGGCTCGGCCAGCATGGCTTGAACCTGCGCTTGCTGCTCGGGCGGCAAGGTTGCCAGTTGCGCCTCAGCCTGCGCGCGATGCTTTGCGCCGTCCGGGTCCGGCTCAGCGTCGTGCGTGAGGATCGTTACGCTCGGGTCATCGGTGAATCGCGTCAGTTGCGCGTCAGTCAGCCCGGCGAAGGTCTTACGCTGGATAACCGGCGTCTTGTTCCACCACGAGCGCACAATGCCGATCTTCGACAGCAAGCCGTCTTTAATCCATGTGCTGAACGTGATAAAGCCATCGTTCTTCTTCTTGATGAGCCAGTTGACATAGTCGGTAGCCTGCTCCGCATAGTCCTCGTCGCCCATTTCGACAGGCTCGAACTCGCCGATATGGTCGCCTGCAAAGAACGGCTCCAGCAGCGACGGCAGCGCCGACTCGACAACCTCGAACACGTCCCAGCTCACCACCTGCGAGCGGCCCGGAACTTCATTGCCCAGCGGCTGGCCGTGGTAATAGCGTAGATTGCGCTCACGGTCGGCGGCAATTTCCGAGTCAGCCCATGCCGAGGACTCGGCAACCTCCTGCTCGACCACCTGGCGCAATTCGTCGTCTGTCATGCGTGCCATTTATACGATCCCGATTGATTGATAAGTAAGGGCAGCGCCCCAAGTGTCATTGCTTAATTCATCGGCCACGAGCGCCAGATAGCGGAAGGCGTCGGCGCCGTGCGAAAACTCGTCGTGCAGTGGCGTCACGCCCTGCCCCGTCTTAGCGCTGATGTTCCAGCGGTAGCGCTTCAAGCACTCAACCAGCCGTGCCGCTCGCTCCTTGTGGAAGTACACACGGGGGAACACTTCGCGCGCGCGGTCAATGCCACTGTTGACCGCCACATTCGGCACCTTCTGCACATCCCAGCCCAAGCCTTGCAAGACTGTCGCGTCGTCCTTGCCGGTCTGGTGGCGCTTGTGAAAGCCATCGTGCGGCAGGTAGATCGAGCCCCAATTCATCGGCTGGTCATCGAGCCGCAGGGCGCGCAGTTCGGCGCTGTAGTCAGCCAGGATGCGTTGCGTTCCCTCGATGTAGTGAATCACGCGGATTTCGCTCGCCACCTTCTGCACAAGGATCAGCGTCATCGAGTCGGCCATGCCCAAATCGAACACCACATGCGTTTTAAGCGAGCCATCGTGCGGGACGGTGCGGATTCGCTCAGCCTTTGCTGTGGCGCTCATCGCCTCGAAGTAGATCGCGCCCTCGACCGCTGGCTTACACTCGCCTTCCCAAACGTGCTTGTATTCCTCGCTGCGCATGGTCGCCTCGGCGTGCTTGCGTTCCTGCTCCAGCACCGCGGGAAACCACGGATTGTCCGAGTAATTCATCAGCACCGACACGCAATCAGGCGGCGGGCTAGTCACGAAGCGGGCGTGCGTGGCATCGCTTTCAAGTTCCGGGTTGTACGTGACCCAAATCTCAGAGCCAGCCTTGCGGATCGTCGGCGTCAGAATCTTCCACGACTTCTCGCTAATCGCTTGCGCCTCTTCGCACCAGCAGATATCGACGCCTTCGAACGATTTCAGCGTTGTCGCCGTCACATCCGACAGGCCCGCAAAGTAGATCGCTGAGCCGTGCGGCCCTTGAATCTCCGTCTGCAGCACCGTGAACAGCGATTGCAGCCCGAGCGCCTGAATCTGATCGGCTAGCAGCTGGTGAACCGACTGCTGAATGGACTTCTGCACCTCTCGCGTGCAAAGAACCCGCGTTTGCCTCTCAATGCAGCGCAGCAGGAGAGCCCGCGCAAAGTTCCACGACTTGCCCGAACCTCGACCGCCTCGCGCCACCTTGTAGCGCGCAGGCTTGAACAAAAACTGTAATTTCTCCGGGAATTCGACGTTCACGCAGGCTTGACGAAGTTGACTGCGATGGAGATTGGCGCACCGCCCTCGCCTACATGCTCTTGCGTGATCTTGTCGCCGTACTCGCGCGGGGCAATCTTCGATGCGCGCCAGCGGTAGTGATGCGCCAATTCCTTGGCCCTCGATAGCTCGAACTGGTCGCCAGCTTCCTCGATCACCTCCGTGGCCTTGGCATCCCACATTTGGGCCGTCTGCGCCCTGGCTTCGCGCGCACGCGCGGAACGCTCAGGAGCGGCGCCAATCCACGCAATGAGTGAGCCTTGCGAGACGCCGATACTCTCAGCAATCGCACGCATCGGATATGGATGCAGGATATCGGCGCAAATAGCGTCAATCCCGTATGCGTCCAGTTTCTCTCGTGCGCTCATGCGTTACCCGCTCCCTATGCCTACCAAAACCACCAGAACCAATCTGCCCAGCCTCTCACCTGCTCCAGCTCGCGCTTGAGCCGCTTTACCTCTGCCTCTAGTTCCTGCTCCCTTGGGGTGATGGTCACTATTGGCAACATGGTTCAGCCTCCGTAATGAGCCTGTTTCAGTTTTCGCCACAGAACACGAAGATTGACGATCTCCCCGCGCTCGTACTCCATCCCTACTTGCTCACACAAGTGTGCGTGGCAGTCTCTGTCTGGCATGCCGTATGTGGTGCGGGATAGGCTGGGCATGTGCTCGGAGAGCCAGGAGCGGATGTCGTCAAGCGATGGGGTCATGCGACGCCGATGCCCTCGCTGTTTTCCGTCCTTCGCGCGATATGCCCGAAGCTCATCCAGTTCAGCGCGACAATCAATACGCTAGCAACGATGGCGAGTGGTTCCCGGCAGAAGCACCCCACACACAATGCAACCAGTGCGCACACCATCGAACTCATGCCTAGGAAATCAAACACGATGAAACGGTTGCCTATCAGGTTGCTTTTCACGTGCACCCCATCTAAAAAAATACCCGCCAAGCCGCAGCGGGCGAAAGTCCACCCTTGGTAGGATGGGAGGAGAGACTGGTTGTGGTGGCCGGTGCTGATCTCCGGCACAGCAGGAGGCCTCTTTACCTGCTACTCCGCGAGCGTACGCTTAGCGCATCAGCCTGCGCATTCACCACAGATCAGCGTGCAAGGCGCTACTCTTGCTGTCGGCATTCCTCCAGCCTTCTCGGCTAGCGGCTACGCTGATCTGTGGTGACTCGTTATCGGGAGTCAGGCGGCTGGTGGGCAAGGAAGGAATTGAACCTCCACCGCGTCGAGCGCACTACGGATTTACAGTCCGCGCCAACTTAACCAGTATTTGGCTCTTGCCCAAGCTTATTTCCTGTACTCAAGTATGGGCGAAATGTGCTCAGAGTCAAGAAATTAGATAAACTATTTATGCTGTTTTTGCAACGGGCATTTGCTTGCCGATTTCCGCAGCTGCGCGGACTATGGCGCGGCGGGTGGCTGCTTCCCGATTCCCGTAGAGGCAATTGACTCCGTAGGTAAGCGGCACATGGGCGTCACGCCATTCAGCGACTACCTTTGTGCGCCACGACTGGTCGATGGCGATACGGCACTTCACCGCCAGCCGCAGCGCGTCGCCGTCGTCGGTGAGCGGGCTCCAATTTGGCCCGATGCTGCCCGTAGTTTCAGGACGGCTCGGGTCCAGCATCTTGCACATCCCCGATCCACCAGCGTAGCGCCAGCCTTCCATGCCCGCAGCCTTCGCTGCCAGTTCCAACAATTCCCGATCAGTCATACTCCCTCCTTCATCTGTTTAAGTTTCGCCCTGTACGTCGCCTTGATCTCTGCCAGCTCCGCGATAGACCACTTGCGCGGCTCTTGGTCGCTCTCCAGCGCCTCGACTGCTTCGAGTCCTATACGCCGAATCAGCCCTCTGCGGTAGTCCACTGCCCTGCCTGCGCCGTAGCGGTTGCACTTCTTGCACTGGCCATGCGCGTTGTGCTCATGGAATCGGAGGTGCGGCGCACTGCCCACGCTCCGATAGTGGCCACAATCGAACTTG